CCATCAGCTTTATTAGCGATAACCTTCTTAACTTCATCGCGCATTTCCATACGCATTTGCATAATTTTATTCATTATAAAATCCTCCAAAATATTTATTCTATATAGTGGATTGTAATTATTTTAGAATAGCCAATCTAGCAAGAATATAGCTAGTAGAGTTTCCCAGAACCCCATATCGTGTTCTTTTTTATTGCTTTTCATTTTATTTACCTCCTTAAGTAAAAAAAAAGGAACTTGGTTGTTCCCTTTGAGTTAATCGGCTTTACCGAATAATTTCAAAAGAAATTCACCAAATCCTTTTATAATAGATACAATACCTCTATTAAGTACGAACAAAAATACCAATGTGATAATAATAATTGCCATTTTATTTTCCTCCAATATATAATTTATCTATTCTATATAGTAGAGTGTAAAAATTTGAAAAAAAAAGAAGGAGGGTAGACCTCCATCTGATTAAGCGATTTTTACTTTACTCATCAATAGCAAGGTTGCTTCTTGTTGTTGCTCTGCTGGCAACTCAGAAAACAAGCGTGCTCCGATGACCTGTAATTCATCTTTATCTTCAGGTGTCATCCCTAGTTCTTTTTCAGCTTTCAATCCGTAATATGTGATCATATGTCCAAATAACAAATTTGGATTCTTGATAAATTTACCCATCCAAGCATATTGCTTTTCTACCAAATATCGTGCTTTTCGTGTCATACGAGAACCAAAGTATTCCCGCATAGCATCCATAACACAATCTTTAGTGTACATAGCCATTTTGCATTGGAAAATGTAATCTTCTTCATCAATCCAAGCATTTACATTTACATAATATTTCATGATATTACCCTCTCTTTCTATATAGTAGAAAGTAAAATTTTGAAAAAAAAATGAGCGTTGTAAGTTTTACCCTAGCAACGCCCTTATCGAGCTATAATGGATCATACTTCGTAGGGTCGGGTACATATATAGTAGACTCATTGAATTTCTCACCATACCATTCACCGGTTATATCACCCATAGCAATCCAACCAACGATACCGTTGTGGTTGATCTTAGCCCAGTGCCAGTCACATTGTGTAACGGTCTCAAGGACTTTATACTTACGGTTTATATCGCATACCCCTAAGGACTCACTTATTCTAGTGGGCTCTTTTCGAATATGCAATGCTACCTTAGGCATGAAATGAGTTGGTTTCCAATAAGCATCCTCATACTCAGCAATCTTACGATTTAATGCTTCTAGTCCTTCTCGCTTAACCCCAGTACCATCATTAGGTCTTAATACACCAAATATACGTATAAATACAGGAGCATTTGTAGTCCATACATAATGAACTAGATCACGCCCCCTAGACTCTTTATACACCTCTCTGAGTCTGGCTAAGATATCTTCATTCTCGATATAGATAATCTCATTATCATCACCGTTATAGAAATATACCTTGCGAGGATCCCAACCGTGTAGATAAGGCTGTCCAGGGTCACGTCCCTCAATACGGAATGTAAAACACATACTCATATCAATACCTCAATGCAGGTTTTGTAGATTCATCCCTTGTTGTAGGTCGAACAACCCCAAATATACGATGATATACTGGTGCAGACGTATTCCACTCGTAATGTTTTAAGCTTCGTCCATGAGTGTCTTGATAAATAGCTCGAAGATATTTTAGTTCTTCCATGTTGTGGATTGGCTGTACCTCATTAACCGCACCATTGTAATAGTAGATGGTTCTTGAGTTCCACGCCGCCTCTCCACCAATCATAAATGTAAAGTCCATAGTTTCTCCTTCGCCTGATCCTCCTCCACCGCCGCCAGTAGATCCTAGTCCGTCAGAATATGGAGGATATATAAATCCGATAATGTTTTCTGTTGGGTTACCCAAACTTCTTGTACGGTACCGAGCAGGACCCCCGCTCATTCCACCGTCAACGTTCTGTTCGACAGTCTGGAAGTTACCGTTACCATCAGGCTCACCAACTACAATACCGGTATGACCGTAGCCGTGGTAAGATACCCGCATACAGAATATAGCACCAGCATGAGGTGGTTCATTACCGCCTGTTGTACGCCAGCCTAGACCCTGTCCTGCTTTCAACATATCAATACCATTACCCCACATAGCACGCCCAAAGAACTTCTGAGCGACCATGTTAGGGAGGTCGACACATTGCATGCCATAAGCACCATCTGCGTCAACCCCGATACCACGGTCGGCAAGACTACGAACCCAAGTAAGTACCTCAGATCGAGTTGCCATCAACTTCTCCTTGTATTAACGTCCGTCGTCTTCAGCGGCTTGCGCTTCGTTATAACGTTTTGTAGAGATCATAAGTACAGAACCTGCAAAGGTCGCAAAGAGACCGATTGTCGCAGTGATCTTAGTTGCATCAAACCCATACAACACACCAAGCCCAGCAATCAAAGTTACTAGGGCAGGTACTACGTTGAGTAAGATGAATTTAGCAGTATTGTATTGTTCGTTTGAAAGTTTCATTTATTGTTACCTCGTGATTCTGTGTAGCTACGGACAAGTACTTTGATCTCGTCCATATCCGTCTTTACTGATTTAAGACTCTCGTTCATGTAATCCATTCGTTCCACTAAAGCCCGAATAATCTTCTGTTCCTCTTCGTACTTATCCAATCTCAAAGTATGGCTATCCATAAGTTTTTCATTATGTTTGTCGGATACTTCAAGCTCAGTCAGACGGTGCTCTAAATCAGCCGCCCGGTTCTTGGAGGAAATGTAGAAGCTACCAAGACTAATGATGATTGGAATAACGACAGTTATAAACCAATGCATTAATTCTCTTTCTTGCATATTCCCTCTCTATTCAATACGTGGCATAACCACGCTAAGTACTCCTTGTTGGAGCATTTCAGCTAGCTTTTGACCTTTGAAGTTATATCCTTCCCCTGATTGCATTGTGAAATTGAACAGGGTAGGAGTATCTTTAGGCCATTTAGTGTTCGTGTCATACGGATACGGCATTACAACAACATCGCCATTGTTATATCGCTTACCATTGGCTAATGGTTTTGCTACAGATGTGATTCGGCGATATGCTGGCAGGTTCATATTCCCTTGAATAGATACCGCAAATGCGACAAGGACATCCATTGCGTCATCCATAGAACCAAGTTTCTCATCGACTTTTTCAAATCGCTCATTCTCAGCCTTTTTAGGGAAGTTGATGTCATAATGCTTCTGCATAGCTAACTTATACAACTCAGCGTTACTTAGGTCAATAGCCGCCTCCTCTAGGAATACGTTGACTACTGAGTTATTATCGTCAACAAGAATGACATGAGTTTGCTTGTTGTTAGTTGGATCATAGTCCAACGATTTAGATTTAAATTCTAGTTTAGACACTTAAATCTCCTTTCTTAATTATAGTTGTATGGTGGGTACCTTATTTATCTGGGAACGGGTCTGTTGTAATATAGGTGATAGTCCCCGTATACACAGCTGTCTTAGTAATACCTGTAGTAATACGTATTGACCCGTCTGGGTGGAAATAATACATAGCATTGCCTAAGAAATTAGCAGACTCGTTTAGTGCTAATATCATAGTAGCGACGTTAGTTGGTCTGAAACCTACTGGTATTGTCTCAGGACATAGGAAATTTTCAACCCGTTGTACGATCGTCTTAATCGTTCTGGGTATGTGAATAGTTACTAGATCACCGCTTCTGGTGATTGTCGCCGGGAGTTTATAAGGAATGTTATCAGTAAAATCCTTATGAATAAACTTCGGCTTTTCTACAACAGGAGCAGGAACATCTGCTTTACATACATAAGTTTGTTCCCATTCAGTCCACTTATTACCCCAGTCTCGCCATCGAATCCAGGTGTTCAGACGGTCATCCATGAACCTTTGGAATACCTCTTTATGGTTAAGTGCATATACTTCTAGCATACCATGTTTTTGTGTGTCAGGGCCGTTAGTTGCCCCTCTTTCTTTCCCTAGCACCATGTAGATGCCAGTTTCAGTAAAGGTGTTAAAGTCTTTTCTAGACCATCGAACATCTTGGATTCGACCCTCTAATGATGTAAGTGGATATTGTTGAATAGTCTTATTAGCAACACGAATACCGCCTACATTCAACTGACCTGAGGCGTAAACATCACCAGCAACGTCAAGAACACCACGTTCCCGTATCTTACCAATACCGACCCCAGTTTGGTCCATAGACATAAGTACAGATCTCGTTGGGACCTCAACCCTGAACTCGGAGCTAGTAAACTTATCTTGCACAGTCCCTATAATAACATAAGAACTACCAGAAGCGAAGGTACCAGCTAGGTTAGCGGCTGAGTTGGTGATCTGAGATGTTGAATTAAATAAAACATTAGCAGGTCCAGTATCTTGAGTAAATGTATTAGATCCAAACGGTGCTATTTTAAATGTTATTCGCATTGTATTTCTCTGACTACCATTCATTGGCAGAGGAGCCACTTTAGCATTACGAATGACCTGGATCTGCTCTCCGTTAGCGCCAACCCGTTTAGCCTCAAAACTGATCTGAGGTAAGAAATAGTCAAGGAATTCAATACTAACTCGTTTAGGTTCGCTGGTTCGACCTCGACTATCTGTAACAGTCGCCTCTACAACAGCATTACCGACCATTTCAATACTACCGATAACCCCACTTTCATCATAAGTAGAATTCGGTTTACCGACAATAGTTGCTGAATAACTAGATATGGTTGATCCATATGCTCCGGTTCCTTTAGAGAAATCGACTTTCAGATTAGATAGAACCGAAACAAACTTATTATCGCCCAGCAAGTTATTGACAGCCGTATTGGTATCTCGAACTGAGAATGATGATAAGGTGGGTTTAACTGATGCAGGAACAGCTAGTGTTAAGTTTTTCTCATCCCTAGCAATCTCTTTACCGTTTTGGTAAGTTATATACCTAACCTTACCAACACCCTTATCGGAATTAGGAACCTGATTACATAACTCCATAGGCGGAGTCCAGTTGTAAGTAGAAACGAATCGACTATCTCCATTGATATTCTGTTTCCAATTACCAAACTCAGCTTCTACAGAGTGTGTATATCTTGTATCATTACGGTCAACTGAGAGAGTTACAGGACTTCCTATTGTACCAGATACGTCCTTACCTTTACTACCCTTGAAAATATCCTTGAGTTTGAGTGTAAACTGTGCTTTCGCAGTACCATACCCGCCCAAGTTAACGACATACTCACAGGATACAGTAATCGTCTTAGTACCATCCGGGTTGTGTGGGATAAGGTAGTCCTTACCAAAGATAGCACGTTTCTGGTTTTTACCAATAACGGGGTCGATGTCGTAATGTTCTTCTATACCACCAACATTCAACCATAGACGTTTACCGCCATTCCCTGAGAAGATCTGACCACCACCTGAGGAAATTAACCGAACTTGCACATTGACAAGCGACGCATTCTGTTCAGGTTTTTGAACATTCCAATCAGACCATAATTCAAGTTGTACGTCCCCAGCCCAAGGACCGGAGAAGTTTACTACTACCATTTATTATGCACCTCCTACATATAATGTTATATTTCTATCTGGATTTGATGGGTCTTGCATTGTAACAAATCGACCGATACGAAGTGATTTGACAAACACCCCGTTATCAATTTGCAACACACCTTGAGAGATTGATGCAACCTCTTTACCCCCAGATATGAAAGAGATGCGATCTGTTGATACTAAGACTTTTGAAGAACCGTCTTTCTGACCTACAATGATCCCTTCTTCAGATTGTGACATGTAGGTATTAACAAATTCGGTCACGATCTTAAGTTCACCAACTTTGTTCTGCAACTCAGCGATACGCTCGCTAGCTCTAATAGCGGCTTGCTCAGCGTCCTTTCGACCAGCCTCTTCGATATCCATAAGGTTATGAACTTGGTTGATCCACTCGTCAACGACTTCCTGAGTAGCCTTTGCGTCTAGCTCAGCTTTGAGAAGAGCGTTCCGTTCAGAGAGTTGGTTGATCTGGTCTTGAGTTAGGAGCTGGTCTGCTTTAGAAGCAATGGTAGTGTCAGTATCCTCAGGAGCAACGGAGTAGTCAGTAACAGTATTACCGAACTCAATCTTAATACCAGTAATCCAAGCAGTACCCGTCTTAGTACCTTCGAATAAAATACGTATATCAGTCTTCAACTGGTCATATCTTGTATCCCATCCAAAGTTATAAACTTTCTCAAGTCTAGTCCAGTCGGAGCTACCCGTGAATCCAAACATCCCCGGATAGTCTGCTGATGATATTTGTCCAGTCTTAGAGTTACGTCTCCAAAGTCCTCCTGATTTAAAGACGTTGAAGTTAGACCAAGGGTATTTACCCCTCTGGACATTTTCATACTTCACCCAACAGCTCATGGTGAGTGTTGTGTAGAATCGACTTGTGAACTCAGGAGCTAGATTGAATCTAAGATTATTCTTCCCCTCTTCAGCTTCAATTCGAAAACACTCAGTCTGACCAGTTATATGGTTCTCTGGGAGCTTCTCTATAGCAGCATAGCCCGTAACTTTACTATTAATCCAAAGATTACGCCCACCAATAACGAGATCTCCGTTCAAAGATACCCATTTATATCGGCCAGGATCACTGCTGTCACCTTGTTCGTAGTCGGTATAAGTACCAATGTACTTCTTACCACTAGAGTTGGCTAAGCTGAAGTCAGATCTACCATCTGAGCTATTAGCATAAGCAAAGTGGACATATGGGGTACGACCATCAGCACCAGGCTTACCTGGAAGACCTTGTTCACCGTCTTGACCTTTCCATCTTGTCCAGCGATACTTGCTCGGTTCGGGGCTATCCTCTTGAATAAAGTCTTGGTAGAGACCAATAAAAGGCTTGTTAGAGTCTGTTTGACTGAAACCAATACGACCGTCATCAGCATCAGAATATGCGATGTGTGTGTATTGTGTTAGTCCGTCTACCCCTCTAGGGCCAGGAATACCCTGATCACCTTTAGGGCCTTGTAGACCTTGAATACCTTGTGGACCGGCGGGACCAGCAGGACCTTGTAAACCTCGGTCACCTTGTTCACCTTTGTCCCCTTTAGCACCATCAGCACCCTTAATCTTAGTCCATTTGTAAAGATTAGGGTTAGTACTGTCAGCTTCTGTAAAGTCGGTGTATGTGCCAATATACTCTTTGTTAGTTGAGTCACTAACACTGAATCCACTAGTACCATTAGCTGAATTGGCATAGGCAAAGTGAATATACGGCGTCTTACCGTCTGTACCTTTAGGTCCAGGGATACCGTTAGCTCCATCATCACCCTTCCACTTAGTCCATCTATAAGACGACGGAGTAGTACTGTCAGTAGGGTTAAAGTCTTGGTAGATACCAATGTAGGCTTTGCCGGTTGCAGTCTGACTGAACCCATTACCATAGGCATTGTCAGCATAAGCGATGTGGGTGTACTGAGTTCTACCGTCGGCACCCCTCTGACCAGGAATACCCTGATCACCTTTAGGACCTTGTAGACCTTGGACACCCTGAGGTCCTGGTGCACCGTTAGCACCGTCGGCACCTTTTATAAGAGACCATTTGTACTTGGTGGGGTCTGTACTATCAGCTTTTTCAAAGTCGGTATACGTACCCATATACCTCTTATTAGGGTCGCCATATACAGTAAATCCAGTTCTACCATCAGCTGAATCAGCATAAGCAAAGTGGACATATGGGGTACGACCATCAGCACCAGGCTTACCAGGTGTACCATTAGCACCATCAGCACCACGTACTTTCTGCCAGTGGTATCTTGCCGGGTCATTCGAATCTTCTTCAGTATAGTCGGTATATGTGCCCATGTAGAGTTTCTTGCTTACATCTACTTTAACCTTAGTTGGTTCTGAGTCAATATCCTGAGCTGGCGTGTATACTTCGGCCGTAGTAAATCCAGTGTATCCATCTACGCTATCAGCATAAGCAAAGTGAATGTATGGTGTACGGCCATCAGCACCAGGAGCGCCTGGTACACCGTTAGCACCATCAGCACCACGCCATCTAGACCAATGATAATCTTCAGGACGGTCACTACCTGCGAAATTGAAATCTTGGTATATACCTATATGAGTTAAGAAGCGCCCTTCTTCCGGATCTTTAGTAAATGCGTTGTAAGCGTTAGACCCATCGTAATTAACTTTTAAGCCAAAGTTACACCAAGCAAGGTGTGTATACTGGGTTCTGCCATCATCCAAATCGACAATAGTAATCTGACTAGTTGAAATTAAACTCATTATACCACCTCCTTACTTAGTTACAACAGCAACTGAAAATGTTGCTTTATCTTCGACGTCAATACGAGTAACGCTGACACTCTTCACTTTAGACTCAGGGCGTTGTCCCCATAGTTCATCAACTTCACCATTAGCATTAGTCTTAGTCCAAATATAGTTAAAGGCTTCACCTCGAGTGTCAATCTCAACATCGTCCCTAAATAGCTTAGCGGTCAGTACAGTATTGATGATACCATTCTTAAACACGTCACCGTTACTAGACTCAATCACTGTAAGGACAGGAGAGACCCCGTCATTTACAGTAGCGATTGTCACATCTTGGAACTCGACCATCTGGCCTTGAACCCAAGCCTGAATAGTAATCAACGCATTACCGCTAGTACCGATATTAGATCTTGATGCCCTGAACCTAGTTCCACTACCTGCAAGGTTGTTGTCAATGAAGTAACTGAAATCAACATCTGTAACTTCAGATTTACCCTTATATAAAGTAGGAATAAGTTCACAGCTATCTGTCAGCTCACGGAACATGGTAGGACCTGTAGTTTTTACAGTCATTTTGAAAGGTTGAGCGTCATTGATCATCCGCGACATTGTATTCATCAACGTTGAGTTGTTAGTTGGTCGAATAGCAACGACATTAGACAATGTGAGCTTAGTCTTACTATGATCTGTAGAACAGCGAACCATTTCAACAACACGAGCTCTGATAAGCAATCCACCGACAAAGTTTTCATCGGTCATGAAGATTACATCACCAATCTTGATATCGTAACGTTGAAGAACCATAGCAGAGTTAAGACTGATTTCCCATGTTGTAATAGGATACATGTAATTACGTAGCATCTTAACCCCGTAAGCCCATGCTTCATCTGCGTTAGTAAACTCAGTTTTCACATCACGCACAATCCACGGGTCACAGTTATCACGTTTGTTTACAGACGGATACAGCTTAGCTGAGATAGGGGCATAGATTGTATGGGACCCCCGATTACAGTACATCTCAACGTGTGTACCATCTGCGGCTTTGATCTCACGAGAGTTAGGGAAGGTGATATATGCACCGTCTTTGTTCCTCATCCGGATAGCAGAGAAAAGATTAGTCTTATCTTCTTTCTTAATAACAGAAGCGACGTCTCGACCCATCTGTAACCGAATGTCGGTACGAACTCGTCCTAAACCAGGCTCATTATCTTTTGCGACATTGCGAGATTTATAAACATTAAGTATATACTTATCAATCTGGCCACCATCGGTAAGTTTGGTTATAATCTCCATCTCACCATCAAACGCTTCTACAAGTTTAAGGATCCGAGCCAGACATGTATCATCGTCAGACTCAAACTTAAGCGTCTGTTTGGTATTACGAATTTCGCAAATACCCAATTCAATACGAGTAAATTTAAAGAGTTGCATAGCTTCGACATACTCTAAGAATGACTTAGCATCTTTACTTTCATAAGCAACAACCTTCTCATTAAGTAACTCTAAGTTAGTTGTAACGCATTCTAATGTAATAGTATAGTCGGTCTCTCTACGAGTCATTACGTTAAATACGTAATCAGTATCGTCTTCATGGAAAGAGATATAGGACTCTGTAGTGAGATTGGCGATACGTTTGTTTAGAATACCATTTAAATATTTATCGACAGTAAAAGTAAAGGTAGCCGAACCCTTACCGCAGTATTGATGGAACTCTTCATCGTAATATTTCAGAGAACCCGGAACATCGTTGTTAATATGGTCAACAATATTCATTGCGTTGTCATGAACTGCTAACTGCCATGCAGGTTTTACATTCATTTTGAAGTTTCGGCCTCCTTTCTTATAGCCATGCTTCTTCCCACTCTACAATAACCTCAGGGGCTGTTGTAACAAATCCGGAAGAATGAATTTCAAGTTGCGACTCCCCGGGAGGAATTGCAAAGTATCGAGATCCGTTTGCTAGATCTCCTTCAGCTCCGACCCCTTGGCTAGATGCCTCTGGATCAGCAATATATGAGATTTTACCTTCATACATATCAACAACAATTTCACTACCAGCGTTATACTTGTTAGGAACAAGGTCGTAACGTTGCACGTTGTTTTTCTGGAACTTAAGTGATTGTACACATAGAGTATCTAGATGCCCAACACCAGGTCGTTCGTTTCTGAGTCGACCATATAGAATCCAGATCTTAGTACATTCTAAGTTCTCTTTGGTAGCATCCACTACTGTTTTCGGTATCCCGTTATAACCGTATGTGAACTTAGGGCCATCCTTAATAACATAAGCGTTACCGGTTCTGCTATTGAAAGCAGGGTTAGGTCGTTGTTGACCTGGCTCATTGTTATTAGATCCGAACTCATTATCTTCACGAGGTTGTTGATGGATATCCTTAGTAGTAAAGTACTGTACGGTCCTATCGCTATCAGTTGTCCATTTATCCAAGGCATATGCGCAGATAAGTCGATCGTTATCGTCCATAAACATAATTGCTAACAGACCAGTTTGACCAATCTTAGATGCCCATAGTTTTAGGTTAAAGTCGCAACGGAAGTTCTTAGCACCTTTCACGTTGTTCTTATCCGGCGGTAATGTATACTCATATACAGCACAGCCCCAGTCTTGTCCTACACCCTTTGAACCAGAACGAGTCCAGTGTAATCCAGGACAAGGATATCCAACACTACCAGCGTCTTGTGGTGCCCAGTCAAGGGTTAGGTCGCTGATCTCAGCATGGTTGGCTACAGCTAAAGGAGATTGTGAGCTAAGCTTCCCACCAATATTCACACCTTTACGCCATCCAGCAGAGTCGTTTGGTGTTAAGTTAAGAAGTAGTTGTGATTGGTCATAAGATCCGGAAGCAGTTACAGCACCATCTCTTCCTGAGGAGCTTGTACCGATTTCCATCACACCGTTTTTATTAACAATACCAATCCAACCGTTAGTTCCAGCGTTCTTAATTCTAATGCGAGGATATGCCGGTGCACTTCCTGCATTGTTTAAAGTCATTTTGACAATATTCCCCTCTTTAGTAAGAGAACCGATATCTGGAGAATTAGTCTTCGATGTCAGTACCTTTGTAAGCTCGGAATGTAATAAACCATCCGGAACTTCAAACGAAATAGACACAGTAGCCTGACTCTTTTGTAAATCCTCAGTGAACTTAGGTTGACCTGATGTCACAGCAAGGTAGTATTTACCATCCTGGTCATCAAACTGTAATTTCTTTGGACCGTCAGGACAATCAAGAGCCCGAGCCAGTTTCGTACGAAGCGATAATAGCTCAGCAGGGCTCCCTGTCTTTTGTCCTTCAATGGTAATATCATAAGAGCTTCTTCTACCAGAAACCCATGTCTTACCAAAACGGCCAGTGCCGGCAGAATATGTGTGTTCCTGACCAGCACCAGCATTACGTTCAACTTTAGTTACAGCATCGAGGAGTTTACCGATATCAACAGCATCAGTTCCTTCACCAAAGATTATGGAGAAATAGCTTTCATCTCTCATAATCGTGGTAACACTCCATCTAACATATTTAATCGATCGTTATAAGTCCGTTGTGCGTCCGCCATTCTTGGCGCTAATGAACGGCTTACAAGATCTTTATCAAAGTAAAGTGGGTTAACCTGTCTTTGAGCAAGAAGGTCGTTCCCAACAGCCGAGTTTTCAGTAAGCGTCGCCAATTTCTGATCTACATTATTTAGCCCCCGTACCACTTCATCAATAGAATAACGATTAGAAGCAATACTACGGCTTGTAGGATTAAGCGACGAATAATTAATATTAGCACCGGTGAGTCCAAGATAACCAGATCCATTCCATGTATAACCATCAACATTAGACATATCCAAGACAGGGGTGATTACAGGAGAAAGCTCCATGTTATCGTCAAGGTATTCCGATGTTTCACCAAGAGCGGCTTTAATCGTTTGTTGCATAGCTGTCATACTTTCGGAAACAGCATTAAATGAAGCGGTAGACCCAAGTCCTGATGCGAACTCTTTTGCAATAGCAATACCTGAGCTCTTAACCTTACGCCAACCTTCTCCTGAGAAAGGACCCATCTTAGCTGGTGAATGTGGTAAGTGTGCTTTAGCCAATCCAACAAGCTGAGCGGCAGCACCCATAACTGCAGAAGTAGCTCGACCGCTTACGATACCTGCGGCAAAGGATTCTGCAATAGCCGCTCCTGAACCAGATGCGTCGAACTTCATATTCGATCCAGCAACTGAGGCAATACCTTGAGCTTTTTCAGCGGCCAATCTGTTTCGAGATTCAATACCGCCACTAAACGTATCCCCCGCTCTTTGACCAGCAGGTGTACCATTAACGGTTTCTAGTCCCTTATTCGCGCTATCAGCAACATTCTTAGCAGATTGCTCTGCCTTACCTCTAGATGCGTCAATAATTTGAGCCAGTTTCTGCATTTCTGCTTCGGTAAGCTGTTTACCATGAGCCCAGTCTGATATCAAACGGTTAGCTTCTTCTTGACTAACTTGGATCTTACCATTAGTCTCTCGATACATATTGTCAACTGAGGTTAGAGCAGACGCTTTGATCTTACCAATGTTGTCTTCTACTCTAGGAGGAGCCGCTTCAACAGGCTTCATGAAGTTGTCCATGTGCATTTGAGCAACTGAAGAGAAGTCACCCTTAGCTAATTGTTCAAGCATCGCAGGTGGGATTTGACCAGTTTTAAGTGCAGCAAGCGCTAGAGTAACGTCCAAGCGTCCACCTAAATATGTATCCAAGTTAGTAAATGCTTGGGTTACAAGACTGACATCGAAATTACCATTTCCAGAAAGACCCGTTTCTACAGCAGCTTTAACCTCTTGCGCTCTCTGACCTGCGGCTTCAGCAGACCCATTGAATCCATTCAAATACTGTTGCATTTGCTCCATTGATAGACCTGAGAAATCACCCTCCGCCATTTTCTGGATCATCTCTTGAGGGATTTCGCCAGATTTAATAGCAGCCATTGCCTTGGTTACGTCGAGCTTACCGCCTAGGTGTCCGTTGAGCATGTTAAATGCATTATTCAACAAGCCTAAGTCGAAACTACCGTCTCCACCAAGTCCTTGTTCAAGGGTTTTCTTGATATCTTCTGAATTAGTCTTAACCTCAGGTTTAGCTGTAAGTATACCGTTAGCATAGTCATACCCCGCCTTTTCAGCGATTTGTTTGACTTGAGCTTCAGACATACCCATCTCAACCATCTTAGCGAAGAGCTGACCAGCGGCAGTGGCGTCAATAGTCTTATTCTTAAGACCGTTAATGAACTCGTCTGCCCCTTGGATACCAAGTTGCGAACAGATAATCTTGAAGTATTCAAGCCCATCTTTTGCATTTCCAGCAAAGCGCATAGCCGCGGCCATCTCAGCAGGACCGAGTTTATCCATTGTTTCAATGGCTTTGGTAATACCTTCGGTAGTAACAATCTCAGCATACTTCTTAGCGCTATCCACGGCCTTACGTTGCATATTTAGCCAACCCTCGACCATGTCTTCCATACCCTTCTTGGCGTTTTCAAACATGCCCCCAATCAAAGGAATGTTACTTAGAAGATCCAAGATCATACCGATAAGAGATGAAACCGCCTCAATAATAACCTCAGACATTGCTTCGAACATCTCAAGGATAGCCACTGCAATAACATTGCGGTTATTGCGGAACCATTGGGCAATCTGTTGA